GCCCAGCGGCTTCTTTTAAATTTACCTTTACCGAATCACCATTTTTATCGGTTAAGGCTGATTTGATTGCTTCAAGGATTAGTTGATTTTTCATATTTCTTCCAAAATCGATCATTATTCCAATTCTAACGATATTTGATCGACATTATCGCCAGATAAAAAAGTCTTTAATCTATGACAGTTTGCACATAAAGTTTGCAAATTACTCTCAAGATTATTCTTTCTATCACCATCTTTATGATCCACATCTAATTGGCACATATGGATGGGCTTGAATCCGCACAACTCACAATAATTCTTTTTAAATATTCCGTAAGTAAATCCAGACCTTTTTTTCTGTTTTCTACATATCGAACATTCATTTCTATATCTTTTAATGCCCTGGGAAGTCAGACCTTTTGACTCCCCAGGTTTTCCACAATGTTTACATTTGTGGCGCATTAATTACTATTTTATTACGCTGTTGCTGTTGCGGTAGAACGGTAAGCGATGATAGAGAGTGGGTCTACATTTGATGTAGCCAAACGCTTCTCACCGTAGAATGTGATGTAACCAGGCAATGTCTGGTCATATCTACGCAATACCATGTTCAAACGATCAACAATGGTATGTCCACGCTGGAAGTCACCGAAATACATTGGGAACAAGTTAGCCGCTGTGTTACCAGAGAATTCACTTGGATTATCAACATATTTGTTAACTACCACATCAAAGCCTAACATACGGCCAACGATACCGTCAGCATCACCTGGGTGCATACGTTCAAAAATTGGTGTGCCATTGTTATCTTTCAAGCCACGGATTTGTGCCAAGAAGATTGGGTTTACCAAGAATTTCGCTGTTGGTGTCCAGTATTGTTGTGGCAAATTGTAGATGAAGTTAATGATGTCTTGATAAGTCACATTAGCCGCACCAACTGTATTGCCGTTAGTAGTGATCTGGTCATATACAGCCAAGCTGTTCAAACCGTTGCTAGTAGCAACACCAGAAGTACCGAAAGAACCAGTAGTGATTGTGCCGCCAGTATAAGTACCGTTAGCACCGTAGTTAGCGTATTGATTCAAACCACGCAAACCTTGTGTACCACCGTATGTGTTAGGTGAATCAGTTTGATCGTTGTTCTTGATCATTGATAGACCTTCTTGCTGGCTAAATTCCATCAACATATCGTCAACCACATTGGCTTCCAAACCATCGATGTCATCGAGTGCCGCAGTACGGATTGGGAACTGGACATTCAAATCTTGTAGAACTAATTGCCAAATAACTGTAGATTCAGTTGTTGGGTTAGGGCCACTAGATGTGTTGTTGTTTACTGGATAGCCCCAGAAAGCACCAGCATTACCAGTTTTTGCACGGAACTGATAGGTAGAACCATCAGTAGTTACATTACGGGAAAGACCACGCATAGGGTTAATCAAACGCAATGTGTGGAATACTGGATCGTAGGCTGTACGACCACCGATGTTGTAACCGCCACCAGTCAATGAAGAACTTTCAGTTAAGTATGCTTGATATTGTGATTCATCTTCAAACATCTTTAATTCTTTTTCCATCGAACCTTTTTTAGCAAACTTTTTGAGTTGCTCGCGAACCATCTTGTTTACATCTTCCTTGATGGATTTAGCTGGCTTGATGATTGATGGTGCTGTATTGATTTCAGCAACACGGGCTTTAATGGTTTCTAATTTCTCATCCATTTCAGCTTTAGCGGCTTCAATAGCGGCAACTGCTTCGGTTTTTACTTCTTGAATCTTAGATTCGTTTGATGCTTCGATAGCATCCAACTTTTCAATAATTTTGTCAGACATGATATTTCCTTATTTGATGCGTTTAGATAGTTGCTTCAATAATTCTCTTTCCTCAAGGGCTTTGAGAATTTCATCAGCTTCGTTTACCACCGCTTCCAACTCACTTGGTTGTGGTGTTTCTTTAACAACTTCCTTGCCAGCATCACGCTGTTCAAGAATTTTCTTAAAGACGGAAGATGCGGTGGTCGCACCTTTCTTGGACAGCCCAGCATCACGCAAGGTCTGCTCAACTATACGAGGATTCAAATGCCCTTCGGCATCGAAACACTCTAATCTTTGAATTTCGGCATTGGGATTGTTTGGGTACATAACCACAGACACTTCACGCAAGCCGCCTTTAGTAATTTGAAAATAGGCTTCTTCGTCATCATCGTTATCGTCATCCATTGGCTCACCATCGCCATCAACCCAACACGCTTCATCTGCGTATGCGCCAACGGAAACACCGCCAAATAGATTAGGGGATGATTTCAATACTTCATAAAGGTCAGAACCAGTTGAAGTATTCATAAATAGATTGCCTTTAGCAACCATGCCATCTTTATCAAAGTTAAACTCATTCCATTGACCGACTGGCATACCCATGTCGTTATGATTTAGAAACATTGGTAATGGTTTACCCTCAGATTTAAACTGTTCTGCCCATTCAGCAAAGCCGTCAGGCTGATAGTTAAACTTTCTACCGTCTGCGCCCTCACGCTTACCCCATGTAGTAACACGGGCAACAATATTGCCGCTAGGATTTTGGGATTCTTTGCCTTGTTTTTCTAGGCTTAGTTGTGCTTCGCAAACGACTGTCAGGTTTTGATTCATTTATAATCCCATCTTTAATCGAGTAATCGATGTCGTATATTATATGAGATTTTTTTGATTTTATCGGCAGTTTAGCATTAAACCGCCTAATCATTGAATCCAATCTATCTTTTATTGTCATTAAGTTGTGCCAATATTCATTTTGCGGGTTTGATTGCCCCCGCCACCACCAGTATCTTGTGGGCTTGTGCCTGGAATAATTTTAGCTGTTTTCGATGTTACTGGTATATCTGTAGATGATAATTTTTGTGTATTAACGCCACCTAATTCATCACCGCCATCAATTTTGGCAATATTCAAATATTCACGGGCTTCATTTGGGGTCATAATGCCACCAGCAACACCAGCATTAACAAAATTCATTTGGTCTAATGCCGCACCCTTCAAGAAATCTTTAGTATCAAAACGAATTGCAAGGTTTGGATAACCTTTTAATAATCCCATTTTGAATTTTTGCTCAATATTAATAATCATTGGGTACATGGTAGTTTTATAAAACTCATCCAATAATGTTTGAGTATTATTATATTTACCCATCTCCAAACCTAATAATTGTGCTGGTACGCCAAACAATGCACAAATACGCTTAGTAGTTTGATCTTTTAATTTGCTGGCTTCGGCATCTTGCAATGTCAGCATATGGACTGGTGTGTAAGTCATGCCCTGATCTAGCAACATTCCTTGACCTGGCTTGCTTAAATCACTTGGGCGGCTACCAGTCATGCTAGACCATGCTTCTTTTAGTCTGGCGGCAATTTCTTTAAATTTGCTATCTGGAATTACTTGAGTTGTGCTAAAAATGCCAGATGGTTTTGCGCCATTTTGCATGACATAGTTAGCATACAAGTCAATGTCAGTATCAAGTGCCACCAATTCAGTTGCCAAAATACCTTTGTTAAAACCAGCAGAACCTTGCCACGGGGCTTCGGTGCAATGTATTACCTGATAAGCGGCCAATGGCTCATCCTTGTTAAATCCGTATGTTGGTGTAGATACACGGTATGTCGGATAACGGGCTGGGCTGGCTTGAACGGTAATTAGAGTTGCATCAAGGTTATATAACTCAATCGGGGTTTGGTTAGGGTCTTTTTGGTCTTTACGGTATAGCAATGTAAATACCTCACCCGCCAGGGAATACCATAATGCCCATTGATACCAAAACTCATATTGGTTTTGGAAGTTATTTGGCTCAGTTAATAGGTTTAATACTTGTTTGGCTTTGTTTTTATCCCGTGTGCCAGATTTATCAGACTTTAAACAATCTTCAAAAGTGCCATCATCAGTCTTATACATGACTGTTAATGAACATTGCGCTAATGCTCTAGCAATCATATTGGCACAAGACATTACCGTACTATTACGGGATAGCACCGACATATCCACAACTCGACCCGCATTGGTGGCCGATGCTGTAGTTACATACAGTAATTGGAAGTTTGCGCCTTGTTGACCGCCTTGATTCT